GCCCTCTAATGGTGTTCGCGGAAGTTTACAACCGTGGGCAAGCGAGGGGGCACTAAGGGGGGACGGGGGTCCCTATATACAGGAGAACTACACCCTGAAGAAATCTCATAGAAATTACCTAATATCAATTATTGTTGTCATAACTAAAGAATATTGACTGAAAGGAAAGAAAACACTTGACAAACACATCAAGGTATGATATAATATACTATAATGAATTACACGGAGGGGTATGTGTACGGGGACGAGAGTCTCTGGTCCAACTGATCGCACGTACCACTAAGGATGTGTGCAGGACATACCAACTACGTTAGGACTAACCGCACGTACTCTTAAGGTACATATTCCTATATAGTCATAAGCCATTAACCTCGGGAGCTTATAATCTATTATAACATACTTAGACGCAGTTGTCAAGTAAATTCGTATTTAAGGTAAATATTTATGTCTAATCGATTTAGGAATGACCAAAACACTAGATTGTTGGAAGCGCTCTTCTTTGAGAGAGCGATGAGACCCGGTGTCAATAGAAAGTACGTATTGTACACTTTGAAGGATTTAGAACATAACGGTTTTCCTAGCCTATACCAACTGTACCTAGAAACGGCTGATCCTACTGAACACTACTTTGCTGCTAAGTATTTTGAGAACTACGACCATTGGCGAATGCTAACAGAGTCGAACTGGTTCAAACCTCATTTGTCTAGATGGAGGAACGAACTAGAGATCAAGATACGCGCACAGGCCCTAGAAGCTATCCGTAAGGTAGCAGAGGACCCACTGGACAAGAATTCCTTTCAGGCTAACAAGTTCCTTATTTCTAAGGGATGGAAGGATGTTGAGACCACAAAGACTAATGTAGGTCGTCCTACTAAAGAAGCGATTAAGAAAGAAGCTGAGATACTCCAGCAAGAGTCTAACAGTGTTGAAGATGACTTTAAACGATTGATGTCTGTTGAGACACAACCCAAGTTGAATTAAACATGGATGAAAAGACACAAGCCATACGTGACCGTGCTGAGGCTGATCTAGAGTTCTTTATCAAGCTTGTCCACCCTATGAGGGTTATCGGACATATACATAGCTCTGTATGCTCTTGGTGGACCCGTCAGGAGGCTTCAAGCCATTCCTTGCTACTACTCCCCCGAGATCACGGTAAGAGCGCCTACGCAGGCTACAGGGCTGCTTGGGAAATCGCTAAGAACCCTGCCATCCGTATCCTGTACATTTCCTCTACAGCGAACCTCGCAACCAAACAGTTGAAGTTCATTAAAGACATTCTAGCTGGTAGCATCTTTCGTCGTTACTGGCCAGATATGGTTCACCCTGAAGAGGGTAAGAGAGAGAAGTGGACAGAGACAGAGATTAGTGTAGATCACCCCCTACGAGCCGCTGAGGCTGTGCGTGATCCTACCGTCTTTACCGCTGGGTTGACTACTGGAATTACTGGTCTTCATTGTGACATAGCTTTCATGGATGACGTTGTTGTCCGAGAGAATGCTTACACTATAGAGGGTCGTACCAAGGTTGCCTCCCAGTTCTCCCTACTCACCTCCATCACAGGCACAGACGCCATTGTGGTTGCTGTAGGGACTCGCTACCATCCCCGTGATCTTTATAATGAGATGGCTGAGATGGAGTATGACCAATATAGAGAAGAAGGTGAGGTGATCAGTTCTACCCCTTTGTACGAAGTATTCGAAAGAGCAGTGGAAGACCAAGGCGACGGAGCCGGTCAGTTCCTTTGGCCACGCCAACAGAGATACGATGGTAAGTGGTTTGGCTTTGACAGAAACATTTTAGCTAAGAAGAGAGCGCAGTACATCGATAGACTACAATACCGTGCTCAGTACTATAATGATCCTAACGACCCAGCAAGTGCAGCGGTCAGTCCAGAACTCTTTCAGTACTACAAACCTGAATGGGTGCGTCGCTCAGAGGGTAAGTGGTACTTCAAGAACAACAGACTTAATGTCTTTGCAGCGATTGACTTTGCCTTCTCTATGCGCAAGGGGGCTGATTACAGCTGTATAGTTGTAGTGGGTGTTGATGCAAACCATAACTATTATGTCTTAGATATAGACCGATTCAAAACGGATAAGATCGGAGAGTACTTCAGCAGACTCCTTAGGCTCCACCAGAAGTGGGACTTCAGGAAGCTAAGGGCTGAAGTTTCAGTAGCCCAGCAGGTTATTGTGAAGGATTTAAAAGAGTCTTACATCAGACCTCATGGCCTCTCCCTTAGTATCGACGAACATAGACCAACACGCCATGACGGTAATAAAGAAGAGCGTATGTCTGCGACACTTCATCCACGCTACCAGAACTTGCAGATGTGGCATTACCGGGGCGGCAGCTGTCAGCTACTAGAAGACGAGTTAGTCGCCCAGAACCCACCACACGATGATATCAAGGATACACTAACCTGTGCTATTGATGTCTCAGTTGCTCCCAGCAGGAGCCAGTCACAAAACTCGATGAGAGCAAATCAAATTCAAGAAGCATCCCGAGGTAATCGGTTTGGAGGAGTTAATTAATGGCTGGTAAAACACTAGACATCGACCAGATGTTGGAGCCACAGAACCTTGCTGTATCTATTGCTAGAAAGTATAAGCAGTGGGATATGGGACGAGCAGACCGCAAAGCAGAGTGGAAAGAGGTAAATCAGTATGTCTTCGCCACAGATACCTCACATACTACTAACGAAGACAACGCTTGGAGAAACACCACTGTTGTACCTAAGCTCTGTCAAATCCGAGACAACCTTCACGCCAATTATATGGCCTCACTATTCCCTAAACGAAAATGGTTTGAATGGCAGGGTGGGGACGCGGAATCAAACACCAAAGAAAAGACAGACAAGATTGAAAGTGCCGTCTTACATATGGTGGAGTCTAGTGACTTCTACAACGCTGTTAGTGCTCTTGCTTTAGATTATATTGATTACGGTGATTGTATCGCGTCTGTAGAGTGGATAGACGAACGAGCTATGCCTGAGGGGGACTCTAGTGCGATTGTGCTTCAGGAAGGCTATATTGGCCCATCACCCACACGTATTAGTCCCTTAGATATCGTATTCAATCCTATTGCCAAATCCTTTAAGGAAAGTCCAAAGATCATACGAGTACTCATCGAGCTAGGTGAATTAGCGGATATGATTGAAAAGCTCTCCCAAGGTGATGACTCTAATAAGTACCATGAACTCTTCAACGACCTCATGGAGAACAGGAGCCACCTAGGTTCCTTTGCTGGGGAGCTACAGTCTAAAGATGATATTTATGACGTAGCAGGTTTTGATAATTATCAGTCCTACCTACAGAGTGACTACGTTGAACTCCTCGTATTCTATGGTGACCTGTTTGACAAAGAAGAGAACAAGCTTTATAAGAACCACATCATTACAGTGGTCGATAGGTACAAGGTTCTTTCTAAAGAGCCTAACCCGTCCCTTTTTGGTTACCCTCAAATATTCAAGGCTGGATGGCGTAAGCGACAAGACAATCTATGGTCTATGGGTCCTCTGGATAATCTCCTTGGCCTACAGTACCGTCTTAATCATGTAGAGAATGCTAAGGCTGATCTATTTGATCTGACGATTGTACCACCCCTTAAGATCAAAGGATACGTAGACGACTTCAAATGGGGTCCTATGCAACGTATCTATGTTGGTGATGACGGTGATGTCGAATTATTGTCTCCTGACGTACAGGCCCTCAACGCTAATATAGAAGTTCAAGCTCTTGAAGCTAAGATGGAAGAGATGGCCGGTAGTCCAAAAGAGGCTATGGGTTTCAGAACTCCCGGAGAGAAAACAAAGTATGAAGTACAGAGACTAGAGAATGCCGCTAGTCGTATCTTCCAGAGTAAGGTAGCACAGTTTGAACGAGAGGTGATCGAACCTCTCCTCAATGCTATGCTAGAGATGGCTAAACGTAAATCAGGAGCCATGACTGTTCGCAAGATTGATCCTGAGTTTAAGTCCGTCACCTTCGACGAGGTTGAAGTATCAGATATTGTCGGAGCAGGGAGACTTGTACCGGTGGCCTCTCGTCACTTTGCTGAGCAAGCAGAAGTTGTTCAGAACCTCAACGCACTATTCAACAGTCCTCTAGGTCAAGACCCGTCTGTCCTCCAGCATTTCTCCGGCGAGCGTACTGCTCGTATGATTGAAGAGCTATTGGAACTAGAGCCATACAATATTGTTGAACCTTATGTCCGTCTAAGTGAACAAGCTGATGCCGCAAGGTTGATGCAAGCTCTCGAAGAGGACGTAGAAGCCGAGCAGGGCGTTCCCACCGGTCTAACGGCTGATGATACCGACCCTGCTCTAGATGTCCCTCCAGAAGCTCCTGAGGGCGTTTAAATGGCTACACAGGAGCTATCCAACCGTTGGCGAGCACGTTCCCTCTCGGAAGAGCAATGGGGCAAGCAAAAGAAGATGATACTCGCTCAGTCAACCCTTCTGTCTTTAGTGGATAATATACTACTTGAGATGGAAGATACCGTTATGAAAGACGAGTCCACACTAGACCAATACAGTGTGGCTTCATGGGCGTATCTTCAAGCCCATCGTAACGGACAAAAGAACACGCTAAAAGAACTAAAGAAGTTGACCCAACATCTAAGGAAATAACATTGACCGATCTATTCAACGACGACGACACACAGATTCCAGCGATTGCACAGGTTGATCCCGACAAGGATTACTTGGCAGAGTTGGTAGGCGAAGGTAAGAAGTTTGCTGAGGTATCTGACCTTGCGCGAGGTAAGGCCGAATCAGACGCATTCATCGAACAACTCAAACAGGAAAACGCTACCTTTAGAGATAAACTACAGGAAGCTACAACTTACGAGTCTCTGATGAACGAACTTAAGTCTACTAAGACGAATGATAATCCTCTGGATAATCCTAATAGTCAGAACAACCATTCTGATGAAACCGATAACCGTGAGAGTGTTAACGTCACACAGGATCAATTTGACACACTACTCGAACAGAAACTGCAAGAACGACAATCACAGACTGATCGGACTTCAAACGTTCGTAAGGTAAGTGACGCTCTTACAACCATGTTCGGAGACGGTGCTCAAGCTGCTCTTAGAACTATCGGTGAAACCAACGGTCTTTCAACCGAGCAACTAAAAGAACTTGCGGCTCAACAGCCTCAGGTAGTTCTCAATCTAGCTAAAGGACAGCCAACCCCTCAGACCCCTGAGCCTAGTCTGTTCTCTGATACAACTCCACGCCCCACCACGGGTGACTTTCGTTCAAGCACTGTTGTTGGTCTAAAAAATCAGGCCTACTACAACAAGATGCGTGAACGCGATCCGAAGAAGTACTTTAGTGCAGACACGGAAATGGAAATGCATCGGGAAGCTGTGAAAGACCCAGATAGGTTTTTTAATAACTAACTTTCCAAAGGATAGAAGCAAATGGCTTTTAGCGTAGGTACGAACGAACATCTGATTCGTTCACAAATCTGGTCTACACGACTCAAAGAAATCTTGGAAGATGAGTTGTATTTCACTAAATATGTGGATATGATCTCTGAGTTCCCGGATGGTGACACACTGAATATCCCTTCGATTGGTCAAGCGGAAGCTAACGACTATGAAGAAGGTCAGTCGGTCAAGTACAACGCGATGGATACAGGTAACTTCACCTTCACCATCGATCAGTACAAGTCGAGTGGTACCTATATCACTAACAAAATGAAACAGGATTCATACTACATGGATCGACTTGTTTCCTCTTTTGTCCCGAAACAGTCCCGAGCCATCTCGAAAGCAATGGAAGTGCTCGCACTCTCTGTTGGTCCAGACGGTCAGACAGCCTCTAATGCTAATAGTATTAATGGCGCTGCTCACCGTTGGGTAGCTCAGGGCACCAATGAAGTCATGACTGTTAATGACTTTGCAGCTGCACGGTATGCTCTACAGGTAGCAAACGTACCGATGACCGGCCTTACGGCTATTGTCGATCCGTCTGTTGAGTACCAAATGAATACCATCTCCAATTTGACGAATGTTAGTAATAACCCTCGTTGGGAAGGTATTGTCAAAGACGGTATCGGAACTGGGATGAAGTTCCTCGTGAACATCTATGGCTTTGATGTTTATGTCTCTCATAATCTGAAAGATGTGAATGAAGCAATCAATGCTGGTGGTGGTTCTCGAACGACTGCGGCTGGTAAGGCTAATCTTTTCTTCAGTGCGTCTAGTGATGTGGTTCCGTTTATCGGTGCTATGCGTCAGGCTCCCACTGTTGAGAGTGACTATAACAAAGACCTTCAGCGTGAGGAATATGTAACAACTGCTCGTTATGGTATGAAACTGTACCGTCCTGAGAATCTTGTTACTGTATTGTCTGACACTGATCAAGTCACAGTCTAAGGAGTTAAACTAACATGTCTACATGGCTAAATGACGACGGTCTGTATATCAAAGGCGGAGTTGACGAAGCGGCAATGACTATTGGTGGTGAAAATACTACTGATGGTAATACTCGCGTAGTTGACTTCGACATTGGTTTTGCTGACCTTGCCGTTTTTGGAACAGAGAAAATCCTCTCGGATGTTCTTGTTATTCCTGACGGTGTATTTCTTGAGTCTGCAACCTTCCTTGTAACTACTGCGTTTGCTGGTGCCACTGGTACCCTCACACTTGGTATTATAAACAAGGATCGCTCTAGCGTAATTGATCCCGATGGTATCGATGCAACTATTGCGATAACGGCTATCGATGCTATTGGTGATACCATTGCATGTGATGGTGCGCTTGTGGGAACTACTATTGCCACTGGTGGTCTTGTGACTGCCTTGGTTGGCACAGCAAATCTAACTGCTGGTGCTGGTAAGCTTACACTCAAGTACTTCACACCCTAACCACTAAACTCGGGGAGGTCTTAACGGGCCTCCCCATAGCTTTTTAAAGGATATGATATGCCAGCTGTCTTACATAGTGGGCTTACAGGTGCCGACCTTCACGAGCCTAAAGATATTGCTTCTGCTACTGCCAGTCAAGTGTACATAGCCGACGGATCAGCTAGTGGTGACATGACCACTCTCTACGGAATAAACACAGAGCGACTAACAGCCTCCATCCCAGACTGTAGTACCGCTGATTACATTTTTATCCCAATACCTGTAGGCTCTACTTTCACATCAGCTCAAGTTGTCTTGGAGAACGCTATTAGCGCTGCTGATGCTAGTCTGACCTTCACCCGTAACGGCACCGCCTCTTTTGGTTCAGCACTCACCGTGCCCTACACTGGTAGTGCTGTAGGAACAACCCTTACGTTCACCCCTTCCACGAACACAGCTATATCTACAAACGGCTACATCAAGATCGCCACCGATGGCGCTTCAACGACTGCCTGTAGGCTCTTTATCACCGTTACCCTGACAAGGACTGCTTAACAATGGCAAAATTGACACTAACTGATCTGGTTAATCTACAGAATGAAACCACAGCTGTTTCTGCGGTCAACGCGAATAACACGGCCACAGAAGCAGCCCTAGAGAACACCCTCAGTCGTGACGGCACCACTCCTAACGGAATGGAAGCTGATCTAGACATGGACAGT